ATAGTAGCATTGAATGAGTTCTATCCATCATCCGCAGGCCCTGATGGTTATGCATATAAACTAGTAAGTAATGCTTCTGGTCCTAGCTACGTTTATGAATTGACAGAGATTTATGGATCATTTAGTTCATGTTCACAATTATGTAATGCTTAAAATAATTTATTTACAATAAACGGATATTTATAATAAAAAAAGAAAACAATGACAATTACATTCACATTACAATCGCCTTATACTGGTGCAACATATGTGGCCGGTCCATTTAATATTTCAGGAACAACTACTGGTGGAACCACCTATCAATTAGCAACAGGGGTAACGAAAAATCAATTAATAAGTGGTTATACAATAAACACCACATATGAAACATTAAGTGGTGGTACAATACAAAGCACTGGAACATGTAGCACAAGTCAAGAATGGTTAACTGGAATTGGTGGCGGTGGAGGTGGAGGCGGATCTCTGGTAGATCTACAAGTATATGGTAAAGATCTTGATGGTACACCAGCAAATGCTTCAGTTTATTATCAAGTAAACAGTGGAACAACAGAATATTTAACAACGCTTGATCCATTGACAAATAGTTGTTCTTTAATTGGTACAATTACTGGATTAACATTAGGTGATATTGTTACAATTGGAACAGACCAAACTTATGCGATGGTCGGGGTTGGGTCATCAACATGTCCAGGATCAGCTACTGGAGGTAACGCAACATATGATCATACGATTGGAATTACCAGTGGAAACGATTATGTCGCGTTTGTTTTAGATTCGGGCGCAAGCTTAACTGGGGCCACATTTGATGATATATTTTTTGACACAGTTTGGATAAAAATACAAGATACTGTTACGGATGGGTATATTATTGAAAATGTTAAAATTCATAGTGAAAGTTATTACGATCCGTGTATGCCGATTTGTGATTTTAGTGGCGGATCTGCAACAGCATCAATAACCCCAACACCAACACCAACTGAAATAATATATTGTGATTTTAACAGTGGAACAGCAACAGCAACAATATAAAAATAAAAGAATTAATATTTATAAAATATGGCATTTAACGCGCTAGTAAATTTAGGTACAGTTGGTGAAGATATAACAGGTAGTACTGTTTCAATATCTGGTTGTACAGGTGCTTCTTGTGGAAGTGGTTGTACAAGTTTGGCAACAGGACAAGCTGTTTCTGGGTTTCCAAAAACAATATCAATAACTAACGATTTGGTAACCTCTTTATATGTTAAGGTTGATAATGGGCAATGTTCGGGGACAACACAATGTATTAATATTAATTTTGTTGCTGGAGCTACAGCAACTCCAACCGCAACACCTACTAATACACCAACACCAACGCCTACAGCAACGCCCGTAGGTCCAACCGCAACACCAACAAGTACACCAACAAGCACACCTACTAGTACACCAACACCAACACCTACAGCAACAGTTGTAATGTATGGTTGTGGTGATACTGTGTCTGATACATACGCACCAAGTACATTTGTAACACAAACAAAATATCTCGATTTGAGTGATGCAACAAATGGCGATATAGTTACAATCACATTTGTGGCAAATGATAGACCAAATAGATTTAACATATATGGTGATAGCTCATTAATTGCGAACAGTGGTTGGGTTGGATCTGATAATACATATGCCGGCCCTTGGGGTAGCGCAGGTAGTTTGGTTGATACTGATGGTAATGGATCATTTAACTTTACATATTCATCTGGAACAACATATGAATTACGTGTTGATGTTGGCCCAGCAAATCCTGATGGAACACCACCAAATCCATCAGATGCTTGGAGTGTAACAATAGGCTGTAGCCCAGCACCAACTGCAACACCAGAGCCAACAGCGGTACCTTACTACGATTTTTATATAGCTTCTCCATCGCAAACGAGTCAAACTCAAACAACATATTGTTCGAGCCCTGGATATGTTATGTCAGCGGTAGTTAAATCAACGTCATCTACAATTTCAGGAATGCTTAATTATACTATATATGATTCCAACGGTGCATTTTAAATAAAAATATAAAATAAAATATGAGCTTTTTAGATAGTAATAATTCAGAATATTTGTCAGCCAGAATAACCAGAAAGGGTAGAAAGTCTATTGCTGAAGGTAATTTTGTTATAAAATATTTTCAGGTTGGCGATTCTGAATTTGATTATACGTTTAGTGGATATACTGGTACAACGCACCAAAGAGTGTTAGCACCTATGGACGGCGATCAACATATCAAATATCCATATCTAGTTAGCTCTGGTGAAACAATTAATTTTGGTAATGCTATTCAACAATCTTTAACAGAAACAATTAAAAACCCGATGGGCCCAGCAGGGTTTGTATCAAATTATAAACCATATGATGCTGAAGAATGTAGCGGTACAACTGTTGAGTGCTTAGTTAAAGAAATTGATATTACTCAAATCGATGGTACAAATTTATTATCAGTTACTGGTGCAACCGGATACACTGGTTGTGAATATATTACGATATTATTTAAAACAAGATTATGCGGACAGGATTATACATTAACTGGTGAAACACAAAGTTTAGTTTATAAGATAGTAGATATTTCTGCAAATGAAATTGAACTAGATAGACCTATGCCTAATTTAACTGGAGAAACTGGATATGCACAAGTTATATGTAATAAGTGTAGTTTAGAATATCCAGAAACACCAACAGAATCAACAGTTTGTTCACCTGTACCGGTTGATAATTTAGACCAACACGATCCATGGTCATTAGAATTAATCTGGACTCAAAAACCAGCGGGATTAGATTCAAATGCTTTTCAAGATTTACTTGATGAAAATATTAGTGGATATACCGGAACCCAATTTGCATCACTAAAAGAGTATCTTGGGTACACATCAACATCTGGCCAAACATTTACAAATTTAACTGGAGGGACAATTTCAAATCCAACATCTTACACAAATTCATTTGGTGAAAAGATTAATATCAAACCAGAAGATCAAAGATGTATTGCAGTTATTCATTATTCAGAATTAGGTGATATTGTTAATGATCCTGAAAGATTTTTTAAGTATGATGATTATATCGGATCAAGTACAACAGATGAGTACGAAATTGATGGTGTAGATGTTTCAGATACAGATTATTTTGAGGTCTATATTCCGTTTGTTTTTTATCACAGAAATACTGGAAGTACTATCGGTGCAAAATTTGTAATGGATACAACAAATTATTATGTTTCATCATCAAAAAACAATAAACCAAACACTAATAATGTTAAGTTTAGATTTTTGTTGGATGAACAAGGTAATAGAGTTGGTAAAGTTTTCGTTGATAAAAAAATAATTGTTTTTGATGACCAAGAATTGGTTGCAATACTTGATTATAAATCAAATAGAAAATGGACACTTCCAGCACCTAGGTTTAGTACAGTTCCAGTTGATCTACCAACATTTTATGATTTAACACCGGTTGTTCAAACCGGAGAAACGGCGTGGGTGACCTATATGTTCCAATACACCGGAGATACTGGTAGAAACGGTATGCACTGTAATTATTATGGGAAAATAACTGGATCAACAGATTCAAATATTGGTTTTAAATTTGATACTAATGATTTCGCTTATTTAAGCTCATCATCATATTTCACAGGATTTACAGCAAATAAGTTTTTTGCCTTAGTTCAAGTAATACCCACAGGAAATCAACCAACAACAGATGATTGGAGAATGGTTGATTTAACATCACAAATATCTGGACATACAGTTGGTAATTTAATACCAGGTAATAAAATGTGTGGATATCAATTTGTTGTAACTGGAGACATGGTAGATTCTGCTGATTATTATGATATTGAAGAATTCTTAGGAAATCAACCATCAGATACTCAGACAACATTACCACAATTTGGAGACACACAACCATTCCCCGGAGCGGTTAAGTTAACCAGAGCAACAGACGTTGAGGTATTAAACTTCATGGTTAATCTACCATCAACACAATTCTTACATACACAAAATCCAACTTATGTTTCTGGTTTACCTAAAAAAATTACTGAGGTTGCATTATTAAATGATAACAAAGAACCATTAGTAATTGCTAAAACGGCTAAACCAATAACCAGAACTGCGGCTCAAGTGTTCTCCGTAAAATTAGATTTCTAATTTCTATTTACATTATTATTTTTTTGATTTATAATTAATCTATGGATGCTAAAATTAAAAGTAAGTCCAAGATACTTGGATTAGACATTTCAACAAAAACCATAGGTTGGGCTTTGTTTGATTTAACTGGTAAAAATTTATTAGAATTAACACATTTCTCACCTAAGATCAAACCACAACCAGAGGACAAATTAGAAGAACTAATAAAGAAAGCAGATGCGTTTAATAAAAAATTGAGTGAATATGTGGGGTTAGGTATTGTTAAAGTGATAATCGAAGAACCATTACTTAATTCAAATAATGTGTATACTGTAGGTACTCTTTTGCGTTACAATACCATGGTGTGTAAATCAGTATATGATACCCTAGGTATTGTTCCAACATTTATTTCAACATATAACGCTAGAAAACATGCGTTCCCAGATTTGGTTGGCGATAATGGTAAAAATAAACATGTGTTATTTGGTGGCTATCCAAAAGACATTGACAAAAAGCATGTTATTTGGGAGCACGTTAATGCTGTATGCCCAGAAGTAAAATGGTTGTACGGAAAAGGTGGAAATTTAAAAAAAGAAAATTATGATATGGCCGATGCAGCAACAGCTGTTATTGGTTATATCAATATGATAAAACAAGGCGAATAAAAAAGGCAACAAATATTTCCAAATAATTTTTTATTTGTTTATATTTAATTTAAGGCGGAAATGTAATAGTTTTTATTACATTTGGTTGGTTCCCTCAGAGGGTGGTGTCTCTGGGGGATTTTTTTTTATCAAATAATTTATTTATATTTCACTATGAACACCACAGAATTAGATTCTTCCGCTATTGTAGAGATCCTAGAAGACATTTTAGGTGACTACTATTTGCATAATGATGCAAAGGGACAAATTTCCTTTGATTGTCCTGTTTGTTCCCATGAAATAAAGGGTTTAGACGAAGGTGATGGTAAGGGAAACCTAGAAGTAAACTATAAATTAGGTGTTTATAAGTGTTGGTCTTGCGGTGAAACTCACGATACCCATGGAAGTGTTTATAAACTGATAAAAAAATATGGAAGCAAAAGGCATATATCGATTTATGAACTATTAAAGCCAGAAGAAACACAAATAACAAAAAATTATAAAAAAATTCTTGGTTTACCAAAAGAGTTTGTTGCGTTTTCAAGTGCGAGTGCCGGGTTAAAATTAACACATTACTATAAAATGGCTTTTAACTACTTGAAAAAGAATTAAATTATTTTGTTGCCAGATCCTATTTTGATAACACCAAGATGAAATATAAGAATCCGGAAGTTCAAAAAGAGATAATCATTTTTAATGAAAGTTTAATTGATTGGGACAAAGAGGTTTATCTTGTTGAAGGGGCGTTTGATAGCATTTTTGTTGAAAACTCAATACCATTACTAGGTAAAGTAATGAGCGAACACATACACTCTACCTTGTATGATAATGCTAAAAAAATAACCATAGTTTTGGATGGGGATGCCTGGGAAGACGCACAAAATTTATTTCATAAATTGAATACAGGTAAATTATTTGGTAAAACATGGATTGTTAAACTACCAAAAGATAAGGACATTGCTGATTTAAAAGGCGATTTCACCAATTTAGAAAAAATACAATTAGATTAATATGGAATTACTACTAGAATTAAACAAGTTTGACCACATTAAGTATCATGATGAGCCACATCATTATTATATTAATGACAAACTAATGACATCTGCAACCACTTTCATTGGAAAATTTAAAAATAAATTTGATAGTGACGGGCAAGCAGAAAAATATGCTAATAAACATGGTTTAATTAAAGAAAATGTTTTAGCAGAATGGGATCACAAGCGTGATTATAGTACTATTAAGGGTAGTGCGGTTCATGATTATGCTGAAAATCACTGGAATAATAAAATTTTTCCATATGACGACGCTCCAGCAGTAACTAGATTTGGTGAGGACATTGTTAAACCAGCTTATGATAAATGCGTAAAATTATTTGACAAATTTTATCAAGATAGTAGAGTAAATTTAGTACCTTTAAAAAGCGAATTTGTTATTGGTGACGAAGAGTTAGGTATTTGTGGTATGATCGATCAATTATTTTGGAATAAAAAATCTAATCAAATACAAATTTGGGATTGGAAAACCAATAAAGCCATTAACATGAAAAGTGATTATGGTAATAAGTTTAAAAAACCGATTTCACATTTGGATGAGTGTGAATTTAACACATATAGTTTGCAAACAAGTTTGTATAAGTACATAATTGAAAAAAATACAAACTTAAAAATTGGTGACTTATATTTTGTTTGGTTGTTTGAGGGTAACGATAACTACCAAGTTTTTAAATGTAAGGATATGAAAGAAGAAATTATTTCCATGTTAAATTACAAGTAAGATGATTAAAAAAATTGTACATATTGCTGATCTACACATAAGAACAATTCAATTACACGAATTGTACAAAAAACAATTTGATAAATTGTTAGAGGAAATTCATGAGCATTCAGTAGTATGGACATCAGAAGGTGTTCATTGGGATGAAATTCGTATTGTTATTGCTGGAGATATTGCACATCAAAAAATTAACATATCAAACGAGCAATTATTGTTAACAGCTTGGCTATTGAATAAATTAAGTAGTTATGGTAAAGTTGTTATTATCCCAGGCAACCACGATTTTCTAGAAAACAATACACAAAGATTAGATAGTATAACACCAGTTGTTGAATTATTAGACAATAAAAATATTGTTTATTATAAAGATTCTGGTGTTTATGTTGACGATAATGTTGATTGGGTTGTCTATTCGCTATATCAGCATAATGCGAGACCTGATTTTAAAAAAGAAGATGATAGGTTTAGAGTTGGATTGTTTCATGGTCCGATTCAAGGAATGTCTACAGATTTAGGATTTAAATTTGAAGATGGTTATGACAGATTAAACTTTGTTGGCTTAGATTTACTTCTTTGTGGTGACATCCATAAAAGACAAACATTTATTCTACCTGGTGGTGGTAATGCGGTAATGGTTGGGTCTATTATTCAACAGAATTTTGGAGAAACAGTTAAGCATCATGGTTACGGTGTTTATGATGTGAAAACAAATAATTATAAATTCTTTGATTTGGAAAATGAACAACCATTTATGCACTTCAGGATAAACGATATAAAAGACATCGAAGATGAAAAAGAAACACTTGTTAACGCTGGATGATGACTTTGTAAAATATTGTGAGATAAACAATATTAAAGATGTTGAATCTTTGGCAAAAAAAGTATTTCAAAGAGGATTTACCATAGAAAAGTATGGTGAGACCCCATCAATGGTTAAAGGGAAAGAAACTGTTATCGAAAAAGAAGTTATAAAAGAGATAATCAAAGAAGTTCCTGTTGAAAAGATTGTTGAAGTGATTAAAGAAGTGCCGGTAGAGAAGATTGTTGAGATAATCAAAGAAGTGCCAATAGAGGTTAAAGGCGAAACTCAAATAGTAACAAAAGAAGTTATAAAAGAGATTTCAGTTGAAAAGCCGATGTGGGATAATAAAAAAGAAAAAATGCTTGAGGATTTACAATCCGAAAATAAAAAGCTAACAATAGAGTTAGAAAAAATCACAAATACTCTTGAGAAAATAAATAAAGCAAAATATCTTAAGAGTAGTGATCTTAATAATTTATATGATGAATAAAAAAACAAGTTTATGGATTTATTAATTTTATGGACATTCATTGGATATGGAATGTCAACAATTTTGGTTTATGGGTCAATTTTCGAAACAGCAAGAACCTGGATAAAAAGAAATTCCAAGTTCTTTGGTGATTTAATTGGCTGTATAATGTGTACATCAACATGGGTGGGATTTTTTATGTCACTAGCATTAGGTGGTTTAACAATCAAGTTTTTAAATGTTCATTGGTTCGTAGGTATATTCTTTGACGGAATGTTTACTTGTGGTGCTGTTTGGGCGGTAAATGCAATTATTGAATTTTTTGAGGAAAGTAGATTAAAATAAAAATATGAATCCATTTATTAAGGTTGAGTGGGAGGATGTTGTAGAAAACTTTACTCCAGAAAGAATTAAAAGAGTTAAAGCGTATTTCCAAAAGAAATACAATGCAACTAATGTACAAGTAATTACTAAAACATTATCTGGTGCAAAAGACACCAGATTAAAGACATTAGAAGTTACCGATAACATTCTAGATCCACAATATCAAAAAACATTAATGAAAGATTTTCTTTCAGAGAATAAAGTTGATGTTTCTTGGGAAATGATTGATCGTTTGGATAACAGAGTTAATTCTGAAATTGATAAGATAAAACAGAATACCGTTAGATATAATAAATGGTTTATAAAAAAAGTTGAGTTTTCAAATTTCCTTTCATTTGGTAAGGATAACACAATTAATTTTACTGAATTAGATGGCATAACAGTTATCGAATCAACACCAAGAAATTTTGGTGGTAAATCAACTTCATCCGTAGATTTATTAATGTTTTTGTTTTTTAATTCAACAACAAAAACAAAAACCAATATTGAAATTTTTAACAAGTTTACTGAAGATGATACTGTTTTAGTAAAGGGATATCTAACAATTGATGGCGAAGATTATGTTATTGCCAGAACTCTTACTAGAAAGAAATCTAAATCGGGCGAATATAATGTTAAAAGTGATTTAGAGTTTTATAAAGATAACGGTGATGGAACATTAGAAAACTTAACCGGTGAACAAAGACGCGAAACCGAAACGTTTATTGCATCTGCTATTGGATCGGAAGAAGATTTCTTATCAACCATATTGACTACTGGGTATAATCTAGAAGAATTGATCGAATCCAAACCAACCGCAAGAGGACAAATTCTTACTAAATTTTTAGGATTAGAAAGTCTTAAGCAGAAGGAAGAAATAGCAAAAGAGATATTCAATGATTGGTCTAAGAAGTTAGTTGGGAATACATATAATGTCGTTCAATTAGAATCTGATATTGAAAATTTTAAAGAAAGTATCACAGATTCAAATAACCAAATAAGTCAAAATGAAACCTTATTGGTTGAATATGGTAGTAAACTTAAATCATTAGAAGATCGTAGAGATTTGATCTTAGGTCTTAGAAGTAACGATATTGATCAAGAGCTAATTAAAATTAATCCAGACTCATTACAAAAAGATATTGATGAGTTGGAGCAGAAAAAAAATGCTGCTAATTTAAATGCAAATGCGGTTGTTGTTGTTGAGCCATCAAAATATTATGATGAAGCTGAACATAAAGAACTTAGAAGTAAAATGTCAGAAATACAAGGGTTAGATGCCGTCTACAAGTATGAGAAAAGTGATAAAGAAAAATTGCTTAAACAACTAACCGATGGTACCATTTGTCCAACTTGTAAAAGAGCGTTAGATGATGTGGATCATAGTGATGAAATTGATGAGCTAAAAAAGCTTATCGAAGACATAACTAAAGAGATGATCTCTAATCAAGAAAAATTTGATCAGTTAAAAAATGAATCAAATACTTTTGATTTATTAAAAACAGAGTTTGAGACTTACGAAAGAAATAAACTTCGTAAAGAAAGATTTATATTAGAGTCTGAACAGAAACAATTTGAAATAAATCAAATTAAGGATAAGATAACCCGCTATGAAAATAGTAGAAAAAAACTAGAAGAAAATCAAAAGATTGATGCCGAACTAATAACCCTCAGAACCAGAATTGAGACAGTTAATGGTGATATTAGAGTATCAAACACATTGATTGAAAGAAATAAGAATAACATTACTTCAATGCAAGAAAAGATCGGGATTAATAAAGACCTTATTAAGAAAATCAAAGCAGAAGAAGAATTGCAGGCAGTATTTAAGATTTATCTTTCGGTATATGGTAAGAACGGTATATCAAAAACCATCCTTAAAAATATGATACCTCTGATTAATCAGGAACTACATCGTTTGCTTATTGATAGTTGTTATTTTATTTTGGAATTAAACATTAATGAAAAAAATGAAGTTGAGTTTATTATGATTGATTCGGATACCAGGGTTGTCAAACCGCTCACCGCTGGTTCAGGTTACGAAAGAACCATATCATCTTTAGCATTAAGATCTGTTTTAACTAAGATATCTTCATTACCAAAACCAAATATTGTTGTTATGGATGAGGTGTTTGGTAAAATTGCTGATGAGAATTTAGAAATGGTTGGTGAATTCTTCAAAAAGATTAAGAATTACTTTGAACATATTCTTGTCATTTCACACAATCCGTTAATCAGGAATTGGTCTGATAATATCATAATGATTAAAAAAGAAGATAATGTATCTTCAATTGACTACATCACAACAGGTATTAGTTAATTTTTTTTATTAAAATATTTTAGCTATATTTGTTATAGATAAAACAAATAATATGACCCAGAAGGATTTAAGAAGTTTTGATCTTTACGCAAAAGATCGTGGCATCAGCTCATCAAACTTACATTATTTTAATAAAAATATTGAAAGTAGCTTAACACCATATATTTTAGAGGAAAGACAGTTAAATGTTACTGCTATGGATGTTTTTTCTAGATTAATGATGGAAAGAATTATTTGGGTAGCTGGTGAAGTAAATGACCACATGTCGACAATAGTTCAAGCGCAATTAATGTTCTTGGATAGTTTAGATAATAATGATATTACGATGCATATTGACAGTCCAGGTGGCTCTGTCAAATCTGGGTTATCTATGGTTGATGTTATGGAATACATTAATTCAGATATTAGAACAATCAACACCGGAATGGCTGCCTCTATGGGCTCGATTCTTTTGGGTGCAGGTACAAAAGGTAAGAGAGGTTCACTCAGATTTTCACGCACAATGTTGCATCAATCTAGTGGTGGATTTCGCGGGAATATCCAAGATGCAAAAATTGATATGATTGAGTGGGAAAAACTCAATAATTTACTTTTCGAATTATTGGGCGGCTATTGTGGTAAAGATGCTAAACAAGTTATGCAAGATGCGTCTAGAGATTTATGGCTATCTGCTGAAGATGCATTAGAATACGGTATTATTGACGAGATTGTCAAAAAGAAAAAATAATTTTTGCTTTTTTTAGATTTAAAGAGGGAAGTTTTTGACTTCCCTTTTTTTTATCTTTTCCTTATACTTATTATTAGACCTTGTGGTTGAATCGGAAGTGTCCTTGTGGCATTTGAGTTGGAATTGATACCAACGAATTCGGGTTCAAATACAAAAAAATATAAGGAAAATGAACAGAAGAATTTCAGTTAACACTGGTCTTGCTGTACCACAATCTTTCATTACCAAAGGTAAACAAAGATTAAAACAGCACATAGACACCGTATATCTTAACAACGGTGATGAGTTCGAAATCGAGCTTTACAATCCCACACAAAATAAAGTTTTAGCAAAAATCGAATTGAATGGTAATTCAATAGGGTCTGGTATTATTCTTCGCCCAGGTGAAAGAGTATTCTTAGAAAGATATTTGAATGAAGCCAAAAAGTTTTTGTTTGAAACATATAATGTAAATGGGAATAATGAGGAAGTACAAAGAGCTATCGCTGAAAATGGTGATGTTACCGTTAAATTTTACAACGAAACAACACCAACCTATGGAACATACGGATCAGGTAGTAGCACGTTAACAATTAATAACCCAAATATAGGCTGGACTACAACAACAGGTACACCTTATTATGGAAATATGTTCACAACGACGTCTACTAACAACGTAAATACATTTTATAATACGTCATTAACAAGTGGAACGTTCAGCACTTCTAACACCCTTCTTAAATCAAATTCAACAAACACAATAAGAAGTGTTGAGACAGGTAGGGTTGAAAAGGGATCAAGTTCGGATCAATCATTTACATATGATAGTTCGTCATTTTATACCCACCCATTTCATACAAATTGGTGGAAATTAAAACCACAGTCTACTAAGCCATTAGTTGCTGAGGATTTAGCCGTTTATTGCACAGAGTGTGGCGCAAAACGTAAAAAAGATAATCATAAGTTCTGTCCACACTGCGGAACAAAATACTAAATAAACTAATCACAAGGTCTTGTCTTGAGGTCGCATTTTGCGACCTCTTGATATTTATAGGAAAACCAATTTTATGAAACTTCAAACAAGTAATAATAAAACGAACATATTAATCATTATAATTGGTATTATGGCTGCATACAATATTTTGCAAACCAAAGGTATAAAAACCGATGTATCAGCATATAACAAAAAAATTGATTTAATACAAAAAGAAATCGATTCTGTACAGGTTTTAAATAAACAGTTAAACATACAGATCGCAAATATCGACACAGAAATTGATAAAGTTGATGGCGATATTGGTAGAGTAACAAAAAACATAACAATTATTAAAAATCAAACAAATGAAAAAATTGATGCTGTTAATGAGTTTACTTTTAGTGACCTCGCTAAGTTTTTCTCAGACCGTTATGACGCAAGAGAAGACAGTAGTGCAGGACACAATAGTACCCCTCAAAACCCAAATCGCTAAATTAGTCATAAAAGATTTGATCAGGGGTGATGGTGCCATTGTCGAGGTTAAAGAATTAAACAAAGTGATTGGATTAAAAGACGAACAAATCAGATTGTTTAAAGAAAAAGACCTTTTAAAAGATCAAAAAATATCAAACTTGGAGGTAATCATTTCTAAAAAAGATGAGCAATTTTCTTTAGAAAGAGAAAAATCTGAAAAGTTATATAAAGAATTAAAGGGACAAAGAACTAAAACCTTTTTATATAAAGTTGGAACATTTGTTGGGCTACTTGCCACATCAGTATTACTTGTTAAATAAATGAAAAAACACATCACCCCACCCAATATTGCCCTATTAGTACTAGTTTTATTATTAATATTATCAGTATTAAATCCATGGGGAATAATACCCAATAGAGTAACAAACGTTCCTGTCTATGTGGTTGATTCTATACCATATCCACAGCACGATACAATACCTTTTGAAGTCGAGGTTGAGGTTGAAGTACCCGTAGAAGTTGAAGTACCATATACGGTTCATGATACCATATTAACCCCGGTGGATACTATGGCGATATTAAAAGATTTTTACACAAAAAATATTTCAAAAGAAGAATTAAAACTACCTAATAATCAAGGTGTTATAAGCTTGAGTCAAACTATTACCGAGAACAAAGTAGTGTCAACAGAGTTTAATGCTAAAATAACCCCTAAAGTCCAAAAGGATACCATTTTATTGCCTGAGCCAAAGAAAACTCAACTTTATTTTGGCGTTGTTGGGGGTGTGTCTAAACCAGATTTTATTTCAAATGTTGGTGCTGGGTTATTACTTAAGACAAAAGAGGATAAAATATATAAATTTACAATTGGTGCCGCAAATAGATTAACCAGTGATATTAATGGTACATTCCATCCATACATGGAAGGTGGGGTGTTTTGGAAAATCAAAGCCAAAAAAAGAAACTAGAGCACAATTCAAACATTTTGTTTAATATTATTATAATTTTTATTATATTAAAATAATGAAAACATACATTCTTTTTATCTTCGCTTCCTTTTCTGACCTAGAAGAACTTGAATTTTTCTGTTTTGAACATTTCCCACAACTTTCGATAGGAAGTATTAAGTATGTTATAGAATCTAGCGGTAATTGTATTATAATATTTGATAGTGATAAGCAAAAGGAACCCCTGGTTAATTCTTTAGATGAAACCCTATCTTTAGAAAGTATAAGATTTTATATGATTTTCGAAAAAAGTTCAATTTTTTGGTCCAAATTGCCAACAGATCTAAATAATTTCGTATTCAAACCACAGCCCAAAAACTTAGGTATGTTTAAGATTCTAGCTGAAATGGATAAACAACCACTAGAGTCACAATTTAACTTAGATGAGATACTAGAAAAAATCCAAATTGATGGTATTTCTAGTTTATCCGCCGAGGAAAAAAAATTCTTAGACGATTTTGGAAATTAAAAAAAAAATGTTATCTTAGCTTAACAAATAATTCCAGAATATGAAGAAAACCGCACCAATCGTCCGCTCCGAAGACATCCAATTTTACCTAAAGGATTTAAAGAAAATCCCGGTAATAACGCATGAACGAGAAATAGAAATTTTCAGAACCTTTAAGAACAAAAAAGATCTTTCAAAAACCGAAAAACAAAAATTGGTTGATGAAATTGTTAAAGGTAATTTAAGATTTGTGATTTCGATTGCAAAAACATACCAAAACCAGGGATTGGATGTTGTTGATTTGATATCAGAAGGTAATATCGGTTTAATAAAAGCTGTTGATAGATATGATATTGATTCCGGTTTCAAATTTATTTCATATGCTGTATGGTGGATTAGGCAACAAATTCTTTATGCTTTAAATGAGTACGCGAGAACAATCAGAGTCCCATCAAATGTTATCCAAGAGGCTCAAAAATTAAAAAAGAATGAATCTTCTCAGGAAGATCAATATTTTATTGAGCACAGTGAAACATATTTAAATAACATCCCAACAACTGTGGATTTATTTAAAGAAATAAATGAAGATGGTGATACACTTCTTGAATTAATTATTAATCCAAATGCTGAGTCGCCAGAAAAATTGGCAAATAGCGATGAAGATTTGAAACATAGAATCAAATATATGTTGTCATTTTTGGACGAAAGAGAAAGTGCCATAATTGACGGTTATTTTGGGTTAAGCGGTATTGAGAAGAACTTAGAAGACCTCGGTGAAGAGTTTGGTTGCACAAAAGAAAGAATCAGACAATTAAAAGATAAAGCAATAAAGAAGCTTAGAAATGAAAGCTTTTCTCTATTAAAATATTTATAAAAGAAAAAATATGAAAAAGTTCGTTGAAAATAATTTCGTAATGATTGTTTTTGTTATAATCCTATTAACATTTTTTAAGGGTTGTAGTGATAGCAGAGAAATCAAATCCATTAAAAATGAAATAAAAGCTATAAAGGATTCTACATATACAAAAACAGAATTAGGTATCATTCTAAAAATTGAAGGGCTAAGAGCTGAAAAAAGAATGATACAAGCAACAGATAGAAAAATGTTAGATGTTCAACGTCAAACACAAATTGATGAAGAATTAAAAACATTAGAAAAGTCAATCAAATAATGAAAAATTGGTTTAATAAAAATTATAAAACAATAATAATTGCGGCATTTCTTGTCCCAATCATAACGGTAGCGATTGTATCTATCTCACACGTTACTATGTGGTATGGGATATCAAATCCAATTACATGGGCTGTATACTTATCCATTGGTATTGAGATTGCTGCCCTATCTGCTCTTGCGGCAATATCTGCTGACATGGGCTCTAAAGTATATTTTCCATTTTCAATTGTAACATTAATACAATTCATTGGTAATATATTTTTCGCTTATTCATTTATCGATATAAATTCACAACCGTTTAAAGATTGGGTTGATCTAGTTTCACCTTTAGTTTCATTTATGGGTGTTGAACCAACCGATTTTGTTGGTCACAAAAGATTCTTAGCATTTTTTGCTGGTGGAATGTTACCAGTTATCTCTCTTTCATTCTTACACATGTTAATTAAATTTACGGAAGAAGATAAGCAACAACGTACATCCAAAGATTCTGAACCAGAAAATAAAATTGATGCTAGTGATATTGTTTCTGAGGTTTCTAGAGTTAGATTAAGTGAGAGCGACTTAAAAAAATTAGAAGAAGTTTTATTAAATCCACCAACACCAAATGAAGCTTTGGTGAAGGCTGCTGAAAAATATAAACAAAAAACCGATGATGAGATTTTAAAACAAGCTGAAAAAATAAAACAATCTCGTGAAGAGGTATCATCAGAATCCGCGATAAATAAAGATATCGTTGAAACAGATGATAAGATAAAGCAAAAAGAAGCTTTGATAAAAATGATGGAATTGGATCAAGAACTTGGGTTATATGATGATCCAATTGATAATCCATTGATTAAAGAAGATACATACAATATTGCCAAATCAATTCAACAACCAGAGGTTGCGCCAGCTTTGTCTGATGAAGAAGTTAAGGAAATGTTTATGGATGAATGGGAAAGAAAATTTGATTTGGTTGAAGAGGAATATGTGCCAACGGAAGAAGATATTATATTAAATGAGGAATTAAACGCCATTCAAAATGCAGTTGAAAATGAAACTATTCCGGAACCGTTTGCAATACAAGAAGAAGTTCAAAAATTTAATATAGATTTATCTTATCCACAAAAAGAAGAAGAGGAAGAATATAATACAATTGAAAATAATGATTCTTTTTGGAGGGACCATTTATCTGAAGATATGGACGAAGATGTAAAAAAAAAGTAGAGATTGAAATAACACCTACTCCAACAGATTACATTGAACCGGAACCAATACCAACAGAGTACATTGAACCAACGCCAACACCTACTGAGTATATTGAGCCAACGCCTACTCCAACCGAGTACGTCGATCCAATTTATGAGGAAGTTGTTGAACCAACACCTACCCCTACACCGACAGTTTCAAATAAAATTTATGTGGATGAACTACCACCAAGATTACCAATAGCTGGTTTAAAAACTTTTCAAAGGAATGTTAGAAATTCAAGACGTAGAAGCATTTAACTTACCGAATTTAAAATCAAAAAATAGAAAATATAAAAAAACCCAAATTCTTCTATATGACACTGGAAGAAAGTTTGATAATTTTATTAAAAAACTTAAATATCGAAAATTTGGGGATTATAAAGACATTCCACATTTCTGCATAACCAAAACTGGTGAAGTTTATAGTTTTATTGATCCAGAATACGGTTCAGAGACTTTTGGAGAGAGTAGGATTGATAATAAACAAATAAAGATCGCCATAGAAAACCTTGGCTGGTTGAGCAAAAACACCATAAACGGTATCTACCAAAATTGGTTAGATGACGTATATAGAGGTGCCCCACATATAAGAAGTTGGAGAAATCGAATGTATTGGGACCCATATACCCCAGAGCAATTACAAGCGTTAGCGGATCTATGTTTGATACTTTGTGTTAAATATGATATAAAGTATAGATGTGTACCTTCTTCTGGATATATTGAAAACATAAAAAATATGGGTGGAATAGTTAGTAAATCAAATTTTTTGGATATTTATACTGATATAAACCCATCGTTTAATTTTAATATATTTGAAGAAAATGTCAAACAAACAGAACACAGGTTATGATGCTATAAAAAAGATGTTGAATACACTAAGAACAATTAGTGAAAATACAACCGCATCTAAAACACTGAATGAAGAAAAAATAAATACCCTAGTAATAGGTAATAATGTTGAGGTTAAGGTTCATTCTGATGACCAACAAGACCTTAAAATTGGCGATGAAGAGAAGAACTCGTTAAACCAATTGATCGAAAATTTCAAGACACAAGTTTACGAATTGGCCACTTTTGAAGAGGGGTTTAATATCTACCAAAATAGTGTGAGATTAGACGGTAGTATTGACAACGATTTAACGTTTGTGTTTATCGCTGGCCAAGACAGAGGTTTATATATCAATGCAAATATGTTAAAATTAGATAATGAAATGGCTCAGATTATTGATAAACTAAGCAAATTCCAACACACATTTGAAGATGTTATGAACGAACTAATTGAAACTAGAAAATATAATTAAAAATGGCATTAACTAGTGAGGACAAAAAAGAGATAGAAAAAATTGTAAAAAAGGAAATTAAAGATTTTCTTGATACAACCAAAGCACACGATATTGTGATAAAGGTTATCCAGAAAGAATTGGGTACTAAAAAAATAGACGATAAAATTGTTGATCTATCAACAAAGGTTGTTGTTGAGTTATTTAGAACATTATGGCAAAGAAAGGGATTCTGGGAGTCCGCATTAAAAAGTGTTAGATAGTGAAATATATTAAGCCAAATTTTGATGAAGAGTGGATGGAAGCCATACGTTATCCTGAGTTTGAAGAAATGGGATATGAGGGCTGGATGCATACTGCACAAAATAATTTTAGTATAAGTAATTACGAAAAAATAAAAGATGTTTTATATAATGTTAATTTAGATTATGATAGTCTAGATAAAGACAAAAGAAACAGATTTGAAAAAGCATTTAAAATAGGTAAAGTTGAAATACCTATAGTGGTTAAATTTAGCGATACAGACTACGATTTGTTGGGAGGTAACACTAGATTAGCTGGGCTAATTAAAAATGGAATAAACCCTAAATTATGGGTTATAGATATGACAAACAACGAAACTGAATTGGAAGAAAAATGGTCTGAGAAGTATAAGAAATCTATAGATTGTAATAATCCAAAAGGGTTTAGTCAAAGAGCTCATTGTCAAGGTAAAAAGAAAAAAATGAACGAAACTGAAGAATTAGAAGGTGGTTTAGCTGACAATAAAACATTGGTTCAAATTGCTAAAAAACATGATGCAAAGAGTTATTACCATATTGACGATATGGTTAAATCTTTGAAAAAGCAATTAGAGATGGGGATGAAAGTGGAAATGGAACATACTGACAGTAAAGATAAAGCCAAAGAAATTGCTATGGATCATTTATGGGAAGACCCATCATACTATACTAAACTAAAAAAGATTGAAGCAAAAGAAATGACTGGAGCAGACTCTGCGGGGGCATTCAGCGCACCAGCCTTTGGCCAAGTCATTAAGAAAAAGAATATTACCAAAATACATAACATGACTGAATCTGAACAAGAAATTGATGAAGTTACAGATGCAAGTTCATCTGGTTCATATGATGTTCCTTTTGGTGGTGGTAGAAATGGTAGAAAAAATCCATTAAAAATTGATGGTCCAGATAGTATCTATAAAGGTAGAGCTGTTAAAGATAAAAATTTCCCTAAGTGGGGTGGTCCTGGAGGTAAATTTGTTAAGATAAAAGACAAATGTAAGAAATACCCTTATTGTAATCAGGGGGATATAAATGCATTAGAGCTAATTGAGAGCGAAGAAATGACTCAAGCAATAGAAAGCGTGTCTCTAAAAAGCGGTTTGAGTAAAGAGTTCTTAAAGAAAATAGTTCTAAAAGAGATTAAACATATATTTATTTAATATGAAAAAAGACCAAATGAAAGATTTTATAGAAGAAACTATCGCAAAAGAAATTAAAAAATTAATTAGCGAAAGTGTTTCTAATGAAGTTTATATAATAAAACATAATGGCCAACCTGTTGAACAATTTAAAACTCAAGAGGAAGCTGATAAAGCATTAGAAGTATATAAAGCAAAGCACCCAGATCAAGAACTTATTGTTGAACCTGGTGAAGAACTTTCATTTGAAGAATTAGATAAAATGTCTGAAAAATTAGAAAACATGGAAAATATTAATGAAACAAAACATAAGGGCTATTTCACTACGGCTCAAGTAATGAAATTAGCTAAAAAAGCTGGCTATTGGGTTTTAGACGCCGGAGACGATTTACTAGAATTATGTGCTGCATATGGTGATAAAATTCCCGCAAGCGAAGTTTTCGAAGTTTTGGATGATTATGATATGCAAGAATTGAAATCTAAAATAAGAGTAAAAAAGGTCGAACCAAAAGAAGGTGATTTCACTGCACCAGAGGTAACTATGGACGAAAAACTTTATGGCGACCAACATAAATTAGATGTTGATAAGGACGGCGATATCGGAGCAGATGATTTGGCCAAATTAAGAGCTGGAAAAGAAGAGACTAAAGAGGAAGAGGAAGAATGTATGGAGTGTGGTGATGGATATATGGAAGAGGGTGTTTGTGAAAAGTGCGGTAAAGAAATTTGTGAGTGTGGTGGTGGTATAATGGAATCTAAAAAAAGTATTAAATTGACTGAATCAGAATTGATTTCATTAATTACTAATATTGTTAATGAATCATTTCCAGCTGCAGAATTACAAGGTACTGTTCATAAAAAAAGTGGTGAGCAAAACGAAGATGCTCTTTCAGATGTTGAGGAAAAAATAAAAGAATATTTGAATTTCGATGGTAATGATAATTCAGAATTTCCACATCAAGTAGGTGGTGAAGTTAAAGCCAGAAGAGCTGATGAAAAAGAAGCTGATGAAGTAGATAGACACGAAAAAGCATTAAAAGGTGATACTAAAATGGGTAACTCACAAGATGCTGCAAACGTAATCCCAAGCAAACTAGGTGAAAAAATTATTAAAAAGGTAAAAAAGAAAGATCAAGAAGAATCTGAGGCTCAAATGTATGCTAAAGCCGTACAGCCATCAAGAGAAACCAAAAAGAAAGACGTTGTTTCAGAAGAAATTCAAAGAATGAAACAAATGGCTTCGTACAATAAGAAAACTCAATAAATCTTCTTTTTCTGTTTTTTTATCCTTATATTGTTTTAATATTATGGGTATGAAAAAGAGTGAAGATTATTTGGGATTTGTTTCATCTGAAGATTTTAAAAATCAAGCCGAAGTTTGGTACAAAGCGTACAATATAATTCGTGAAAAAACAGAACTTTTTCACGATTTTGTAATTTCCCTATATAATTTAATAGACAGCACTTACATGGGTGCTGATGTTACAACCACAGAGTTGGATAAAAGAAACCACTTTGACTGGTGTTGGAAAAAAGTAATTTCAAATTTTTCAAAAGAATCAATCTTTTTCAAAGAAAGGGGTCAACACTATGACTATATCTGGTTATTTTTTTATGAAGCCTATTACTTAAATGAAACTAAGAACAATAGGATCAAGGAATATTTCGGTAAACTATTCCAATTTGACTACAAAAAGACTCGATCAGAACTAGATATGTTAACCGAGCTTTATAAGATATTAGAATCTAATATAAAGAAATAAAAAAAAATCCAGTTTTTAGCTTTAAAAAACCAAACTTTTCCCGTATATTGAGTTAAAATACTTGTATATGGAGACATTAAAAAAAATAAAAGATCTGGTGGAGAAGATGTCTGTAGATACCCAAAAAGTTTTTATTAAGGGTAATCGGAGCGCATCTATAAGAGCCAGAAAACACGCTCAAGAGTTAAAAGCTATGATCGGTGTTTACAGAAAAGAAATTTTAGAAGAAATCAAAAAACATGATAAAGCCGATTAGTATATTTCTTTTTATTTTCAGCATCGTATTTTTATTAAGATATGTTGTTGAAGTTATTTTGGCCATCAGAAGCGAAGAGCCAAGACAAATAAGCATAAATAAAATGATTGAGATATTTTTATATATTTCAATTTCATATATTTTAACATTTTTAATAACATTATAGTGTACGAATTAATCGCCAGCCTCAGACCGTTTTTCTTCTCTTTAAGAGAGATTGAAAAAAATGTTAGTCTAGATTTAAGAATGCCCACAAAATGGAAACTAGAGAACATTCAATTTATTGTTTCTCAGTACAAATCCGTTTCAATGAAAGTTCAAGATAAAAATGATAAATTTCAACTCGTATCGTTGATAGCGGTAGCAAATGAGGACGGCTATGATACAACAAGAGTATGTGCATTAGAGATAATCAGATATAATATTGAGTTAGAAGAAAAGGAAAGGCTCTTTAAAGAAAAGGTAAAAGAACTTGAATTGTTATTTAAAAAAGAATCTTTAGATAAATTAAAAGATATAACTTTTATAGAAGATGAGCAAGAAGATACAACAGGGGTTGGAATGGTTGTCGAAGGAAATGGAGAAGGACCAGAGGGAAGTGATGAATCACAAGAAGAAGACGATTAACGAAATTAAATCTCTGGATAAAAATAAAATGTTTGAAGAAAAACCAAAAAAGAAGATATCTATTTTGGATAGGATATTAATTATTTTTGGATATGGAAAAAAAGGGTGATTTATTTAATCAATTAGCAATTATATCTGATTTATTAGAAAAATCAAATGTTGAATCCATCAATCAAACAATTATATTGGAATTATCTAGAGAAGAATTTGTTAGAGTTTACAAACTAACACAACTAAAAGCAAAAAAATCTTTGGAGGTTCCAAAAACTAGTTTCAATATTAAGATTGGTGGTGTGAATATAATTTTTAGTATGAGTAATGCCTAAATAATTCATTTCTAGTGAAGCCTTTCGGTTCAAGCAAATTATAAAGCATCTTTCTTTGGTAACTGGTAACATCTCTTACAAACATAAAATTTTTTCTTTTCTTATTTAAGAGTTCTGTTTGTAGTATTTCAAATAATCTGGACGTGTCGTTCAGATTTTTATTTTTATATACAGTCACATCATCATCTATTTGAACAAATATTTTATTATTCAATGTGAATATCTGTGCCGGCTGAGTTATTTTGGTAACGATGTCAAACATCTCAGGAAAAAAGATATGTTTCTTTTGTTGAAAATCATAAATCTTTTCTTGCTCCCACCATGGAATAAGTTCTTTTATTCTTAAACCGCTATCAAGCAATTCTATTGGGACATTTTGCCCCATTTCATTTCTTTCATATAAAACCTCATCTTTAACCCACCTATTCATTGGGTAGATTAAAACCAATTCAAAATTTAATTTTTGTCTTGATCTACCACGGTTCTCAGCACAGTATAGAGGTTTTTTTTGTGTTTTATACTCTCTCCAATGTTCATTAATTGTGGTTCTTTTGTTACACTTATGTATGATTTTTTTGCGCTTTCCATTGAGCATCAAAACAATCATATATTTGTACTTAGTTTTCATATGAATTTAGTGATTAATGAGTATAGACCATAAATTGCCAACATACTCCAAACAAGCATAAAAACTACAACCCCTTTTGAAATAAGAGATACTTGGGTCTGGATTTCATCGATTACACCCGAATCCTTTTTTTTACATTCCTTACATGACATATATTGAATATAAATAATTTTTTTGAAAAACAAAATCTTTTTATTCTCATAAAATTTTATTATATTTATTAAACCCATAATAGGGTATAATATTTATAAATAAATCAAAAAATGAATAAGTGGTACGTAATTAAGGTAATGCCAGGCAAAGAAAGACAATTAAACGAACAGTTTAATTCACAGATTTCTTCTGGTAAAATAGCCTATATAAAAAGATTTATATGTCCAACCGAGAAGGAAATGAAGGTTGTTTCAGGTAAAAAAGTATACAAAGAAAAGGTGCTTTATGGGGGATACCTTTATTTTGAAACAATTGAAAGTTTAACGCAGGACCAACTTGCGTTTATTTCAGCCAATCCATCTGTGATGAGCATGCTTGGCGATAAAACCCCTAAGAGAATGAGTAGTGATGATATTTCTAGGATAATCAAAGATGAGATATTAGAAAATCTTAAAAAAGAAAAATCTTTAAAATATCTGGTTGGTGAAAGTGTTAAGATTGATATGGGGCCCTTTTCAGATTTTACTGGAAACATTGAAAGTATTAAAGGTGATAAAGTTGTTTTAAGTGTCAAAGTTTTTGGTAGAAGTACAACAGTGGAATTAAATTTAGACCAAATATCAAAATCGTAATGGAAACTGAAGTTTTAATTTATTTACAAAAAATTAAAAGCTATCTAAACACCAATGAGGAAGCTAGAGAATATTTTATTGGAGATTCCAGCATAGATGAATTTTATAATCACCTATCAATAATCTCCAATAAGAACTTTGAAACAAATGGCCAGCCAGAATTAACAAGAGAACAATTTGAGTTATTAAGAATGACTATAAAGGTTACAGCAATACGAAAACAAAGAGTTTTTTATAGTGACGACAAGTTATTTTTATATCTTGACGATTTTCCGGGCATTTGTATGAATTAGTATTTGTTTTTTTGAAAAAAAATGCATATATTTTATATATGACATTTAAAATTCCCGTAAACTATAATTTGTACGATATGCCTTATGGAAATGATATTCCATCAGAGCAATTATACGTGTTTAATTTTGAAAAATTACCTTCTAGGTTTTATCAAAACAAAAAGTACAGTAGCGAAATAAGAGCATTTATTATAGATAGTGATTATATTGAAGTTAATAGAATTACAACTAGAAGAAGAAATGACGACTCTTTTAAACAACTTTTCGCAAATAACAAAAAAAAGATTTTTATAATCTTATCACATAACAAGTTCGAAGATATGAACGACAATATCGACCTTGAGATATTATATGACATATCTAATGGTGATATTACGGAACAATTTGATTTCGAACAAATAAAAAAATTTGAAAAGCCAGCTAAGAGAGCTCAAATCCATCTTGTTAAAACCGAGATGGGGCATATGGATACTCAAGAGTATGATCTGAATACCCCAGAAATTGATTTAGAATTGAATTACGGTAAGGATTTTCAAAAAATACATGACGTAATTGTAAAAAGATTAAACGCCGAAAATGACAAGGGAATAATTCTACTTCATGGTGATCCAGGTACTGGTAAAACATCTTATATAAAATACCTAACAAAGTTGATTAATAATAAAGATGTTTTATTTATTCCACCATCTATGGCGGAAATGTTGTCAGAACCATCAATTATCCCATTTTTAATGGATCATAAAAATTCTATTCTAATTATTGAAGATGCGGAAAGGGTTATATCCGACAGACAAATAAATGGATCTTCAGCTGGAGTATCAAATATATTGAATCTAACAGACGGTATTTTGGGGGACTGCTTAAACATTCAAGTAATCGCAACCTTCAATATGAGAAAAGAAAAAATTGATCAGGCTTTATTACGAAAGGGTAGATTAATCGCTGAACATAAATTTGAAAAACTAACAGTAGAAGAAACCAATAATTTATTAAAATTTTTGGGTAAGGACATAATTGTTGACGAAGGTTTGGTTTTAGCAGATATATATAATATAGATGTTGAGGAATATAAAACAGTAAATAAAAATTTAAAAATAGGATTTTAATATGGAATTAGTAACAGCAGCAGATTTAGAACAACTAAAATCAACCGGAAAACCAATTTTAGCAGATTATTTCGCAAATTGGTGTGGACCCTGTAAGGCTCTTATGCCTAGATTAGAAAATCTTGAAAAAGATTATCCAAATGTAAAATTTGTCAAATTAAATGTTGACGAAAATATGGACCACTCAATTCAAATGGGAATTAGATCGGTACCAACAGTAGTTTTTTTTAAGGATGGCGCTGAGTATAATAGATCTAGTGGAGCAAACCCAAATGGGTTTTATAAAGATATTTTAAATGATTTGTAATGGCTTACACAGTAAATGTTTTTACCTTAAACGGATGTTCACATTGTAAAATTCTTAAAGAAGAATTAAATAAAAATGGAATTCCATTTAAAGAATTTGAAGTTAGAGAACATAAGGAAATATATGATCAGGTAGTTGAAATAACTAAAGTAGATGCATTACCCACTGTTTTTTTACAAAATCCGGAAACAGAATCCGGGCCAATATTTGTGGCCGGAAGAGATTTTGATACCAAAGAACAAGCATTACTAAAAATAAAAAAATATATAAAAGAAAGTTAAGAAAGGGATTTAAAAAAAATCCCTTTTTTTATGCAAAGAACGATAATAAAAGTATTTATGTAAAAGACTTTACTTTTATTAGATGGCATCACAAATTAATTGGCTACAGATTGACACCCAAAGAGTTCCACTAGACGCTAGTGGCTCAGCCTCTTTAGTAATACTCGGTGGAACAGGATCAAATTATCTTGAAGCAGTATACGCAAAAAATCTATATTCTTCTGGTTCTTTAACTGTAGGGGGTGATTTAGATATTCCGGGAAATTTAGTTGTTAGTGGTAATTTAACTGTAAAAGGGACAACAACTGCGGTAGAGTCGAATGTTGTCACAATTGGTGATAATATTGTTGAACTAAATGGAACATCAGCCGCTTTTGGTGGTTTGTTAATCAAAGACCCAACCGCGCCAAATACTATTTCAGGCTCATTATTATGGGATGCAACCAATGATTATTGGATCGGTGGTCCATTAGGTAGCGAAGAAAAAATAATTTTACAAAGTGATTTAGATGCGAGCAGTATTTGGCAAGAAACTGGGTCATTTTATGCAACAACTAACGATCTACAGGTAACTGGATCAATGATTATTAAAGGGGATTTGAGAGTTGAGGGTACCACCACAATGGTACAAACCTTAAATCCATCTATGGAGTCATTAATTGTTTCTGGAGCAATGAGTATTGTTAGAAATCAATTAACACCACAAATAGTATCAGCCTCATTATCAATTCAAAATCTGGGAACATTATCTGACAGGTCTTTAGCGACGGTATTAGATTGTGGAGATGGATTTTTTTAAATAAAAAATAAAGTATTTATATAATAAAACAAGAAACATTAGAAAATGGCTCAAATAATTAAACACAGAAGAGGTAGTATAACCCAATTAAAGGATGTTACCGCTAGAATTGGTGAATTGGTTGTTGCAACGGGTTCAATTAGTGATTTGAATGGTCCTATGGTCTTTGTTGGTGAAACAGAAGGCGTTGCTGGGGCATACAGACCACTATCCAAGATTTATCAAGGCTCATCTGCACCAACAATTACTGTTGGTTCACATGGTTCCGTAATCGATGGAACACCATTCTAATGCGGATATCGATTTAACAGGTAACATTGAGGGTAACACCATCAGCAATGTAACAATAACTTCCCTTACCGGAAGTAATGCAAATATTTCAAACGTTACAGGTACAACTTTAACGAGTACAAACGCTAACATAACATCAGTTACTGGTAGCAATGGTAATTTTACTTATTTAACTGGAACAACATTTACAAGTACAAATAGTAATATCACCGCATTAACTGGTAGCAGCGCAGTTGTTACTAATGTTACAGGTGGTACATTAACCGTTACTGGCCAAACTAATTTGGGCGGTGATCTATATATCACAGGAAATACAATTCAAACAGGTTCAATTGATTTAACGGGTAATATTAAATTAGGTGGAAATATAAACATAGGTGACGCCACAACAGATTTTGTAACATTTGGTGCTGAAGTATCATCATCAATTGTGCCAGATGTTCACGATGCATTTGATTTAGGATCTTCAGATAAAAACTGGAGAAATTTACACGTTAGCGGAACAGCATACATTAATATATTAGAAGCGCAATCAATATCTCTAGATGGAATTACAGTATTTGATGATTTAGCGGTAAGTGGTAACACATTCCTTGGGCAAGGTGGTGGAGATATTCTTGTTGTTTCTGGTTCAATTTATAATGATGCATTAACACAAAACAGAATTGTTGTTGTTGGTGCAAATGGTCAAATAACAGATAATAATAACTTAGTATTTGACACTGCGAAATTACAAGTAGGTGAAGGTCAATTTGAAGTTGACGTTACTGATGGCGATATTAGAACATCTGGATCACTAATTGTTACCTCAACGTCACAATTAAAAGGTGCGGTTGGAATGAATTCAACATTAGATGTTACTGGATCAGCAACTCTTAAAGATAATTTATCTGTAAGTGGAACAACAACAGTAGTTGGCGCAACAACTTTACAAAACACATTAACAGTAAACTCAACATCAGAGCTTAAAGGCGCTGTTGGAATGAATTCAACATTAGATGTTACTGGTTCTGCACAATTCAAGAGTACAATTAATGTAGATAGTGAAGCAACATTAGCATCAGCAACAGTTGAAGATTTAACACAAGATAGAATTGTAACTGTGGGTGCGGGTGGTTCATTGATTGACAGCTCAGGATTTACATATAACGGAACAGTATTCAAAATTGGTAACGGTCAATTTGAAGTTGATACGAATGATGGTGATAT